GGTCCTCTGCGGCGCGTATAAACACAGGGAGATTTGTCACAAACCCCGCTTCGTTGTTCTCAGTAAAGTCTTCTATGGCCTGCTTTAGCTCGCCGTATGTGTAAGCCATTTATACCTCTACGCCACTGGGGTCACTGGTCCAGCACTAGCAAGACCACCGCCACCATCTAAATTGCCTACAGACGCCGTATCTGTGACGGTGACTGTATATGTATCGGCACTTACTTTTGTAATGCTGTAGCCTGTCGAAAGCTCCATTACAGTTTTAGTAATGCCGTCAAAGTTATCTACTCCACGGAACCGAACCGTATCGCCTGTATCACGACCATGGTTTGTTTCGGTTATAGTAACAACACCGGAGCCTTGAGCGCCTGTACTGAATGGATTGTTGCCAAGCATTGAAATAGCAACTGGCTCTGTTCTGTCTGGCCTTGCATTCATGACAGACTGCGGGTCATTAATTCTCATGCGACCCAAATAGTTTTGAGGGTGGTCTGGGTCAGCAACATCCTTGCCAACCCTAAGACCAGTCTTAACGCCATTATTCATCTCATTGACAAGTTCGTTCAGCCTGTAGCGGAATCCCGTCTTGTCACAGATGCCATAGGCATATTTCCCTCTAGCAAAAGCCATTAACCAGACCTACCGTAACGCTTTCCTTTAGTCGCGGCGCCGCCGCCTCGGCATGAGCCGCCAGACTTGTACCCCTTTACTTTTTTCATGGCACCGCCAGACTTTTTGCCAAACAACTTAGAAAGAAAACCGGGCTTCTTGCCTGCGGCTTTATCTTCTGCCCTCTTCTTTCTTGCTCTGTCCAACATCGCCTGATTGCCTGACTTCTTTTCTTTGGTGGCCTTGGCTAACTTAGGAGTTGGTGAAGTTTGAGCGCCTGATTTGGCTTCGTTGCGAATCGCCCTAGTCACAGTGCGTTGCTTGTTCTTGTCCTTAGACGCCATCATATTCATTTGAGTTTGAGACATACGGGCGTATGGGTTCTTAGTTTTTGTATTACCCGGAACACTTTTCGCTTTAGGCAATTTAATTTTTTGACCCATACGAATCATGTTCGCATTTTTAATGCTTGGGTTTGCCGCAAGAAGCGCCTGTATAGACGTATTGTTTTGCTTTGCAATCTGAGACAATGTTTTAGCTGTGCCGTCTTTTCCGACACTTACGCTTCCGCCTTTTGCCATTTTACCTACTCCATCTGCGGCAAAGAATGGAACCTTCTTCCCGCCTTTTTTAACCATTTTAAGTTTGCCGCCTGCGGCTTTTGGTTGTGCTTTTTTCTTCATTTCGTTTAACCTTTTTACGGCCTTTGGATTTTCCCTTAGAGTCTTATTGAAAGCAGATTTTTGACGAGGCTTGCTGTTTTTAGCAGGGTTCCCTAGCTCGCCCTTCCCGCTTTCAGGAGCAAGAAAGTTTTCATCTTTCAAGTTTCTTTCATATTCCTCTCTCAATGCTTTGCTCAAAGTTTTTGGAACAGGCATTTTGCCCCCGCCTTTTTTGCGGGAAAGGCCCTTTGGGTTGCTTGTGGTTCGTTCTGCATTCATTGGATGCTTTGGGTTAGCAAGACGAGGCTTCCTCTTAGGAAGAGGCATTTTCTTTTTAGGCTTACCAGTCTTTGGGTCTAGTTCTTTAATTTTAATGGGCATATTAGCCTCCTAGATAAAACGTGTCGTATGGCACGAACTTCATTGATGATGAGTCGGTGTCTTCACCCGCCGCCAGTTCAAACTGGAACTCATACTCTTGCTTTAGTGGTGCCACACGAGCGGCCACTTCGGGTTTCTTCATGGCTATGTAGTACGCCAATCCAGCCGCCAGACATGGTACAAATCTAGGCGGTACATCCGCAGTCGTTCCTACCCCAGACGAGACGCCAGAGATTCCACGAAGGCGGAAATACGATAAAGTGTATGTGCTAACATCTGGCACAGGCCAGAGCGTAACGTTGACAGCCGTTGCTTGACGGTCAATAAAAATTTGAGAGGGCCGACCCTCAGTGTTTTTAGAAGACTGCTGTGCATACGTTGAAACGCTGACGCGCTCCAGATTCGTATCCACCTGATTCGTACCAGTCCCCGTTCTAATTTGATGTTCAATGAGGTCAATAGTGTCAGCAGGCATTGAATAAGTTGCTGTACCAGCCGTAAGAGCTTGTGTGCCACTGTCGATAGTCCAGAGATTAAGGCCACGGTTTTGCCACTCCAATGTTAATAGGTTTAGACTGCGCCGCGCAGTTTTTAGGTCATACCCGGTTCGCATTTGAAGGCCAGCGCGTTCAAACGCCTCTTCAAATATCTCCGGCAAATCAGGTGTTACTACAGCCATTACTTGACCTTTCTATGCGGCTTTACTTTCGCTCGTATTTTTTTAGGCTGGCTGACAAACTGCTTACCAGCCTTAGTTCCTTTTCTTTTAGCACGGGTTGTAGCCGCGTACTCTTTGGCCGATAGGGACTTAATGGCGCTCGAAGGTAAATATCTTTCCCCGGTTGCTTTTGAACCTTGTGTTGACGGTTTTCCACTCTTGGTTCTCCATTTTTGCTTAGTCCAAGACTTCAAACTTTTCTGCGACTTTTTCAACGGCATAACTTATCCCCTTGTTGCAAAGTATAACATACCTAGTACCAGTAGCGCCATCACGGCTAGAATCACTAACCCCAGAACCGCCTGTTGTGCTTTTTCTTCAAACTCTCGTTGTTTTTGCAACTGGGCTTTTTTTGCAACTGCTTCGGCTTCCTTTGCCTCTTTAATTCTTTTAGCTCTTTCGTCTACTATGCCGCGCCAAGTGCCATTTCCAAATCTCAAATCCACCATTTGAGCTATTTCGTACATTTGCTCTTTTGCAATTTTGGCATTTATGATTTCACTAGCAACAGATTTTACTCCAAATTGCTCGCCTAACCCAACGCCAGACTTTTGGTTTCTTTTTTTCTGTACTTGGCTTTCGCCCTCAAACAAATTGTCGATAAAACCAGCTATTTCACCTACATCATTTGCAGTTCCTATGGCGCCCTTTATTCCGTCTACAGCCGCCTTGAAGAGACTAATTCCTGCAAGTGTTTCAGCAATCATTTTAATACACCTTAGTATTCTGGGGGTTAACTAATTTTGGTACGCAGTAAGCTGTAGTCCTGTCTCTTGGGTCTACATAACTTAAATGTGAATAGTTCCCGTATTTCTTGGCTAATCGGCCCGCAAAGTAGTTGCAGTCATCAACTGACCTGAAATACATATCCCCACTAACTAATTGTCTCGAATCTCCTGTCCCCAGATAAACTAAAAGCAAAAATACATGAATCATTAATCCTTGTAGCCGCCGCCAGCTTTTTTATAAGCTGAAGCAAGCATTTGAGCCTTTCTCGCACTCCACTGGCCCGGAGCGCCGCCTTTGCCGCCCGATTTAATCCTATTAAACAAATTCTTTCTCATGGTTGGCTTAGTGTAATTGCCAGCCTTGTTTACGGTAGACTTTGCCTTGCCCCCAGAAGACATAGAAAGGGCCTTTCCCTTTCTTGAGTAAGACCCTTTGCCCTTCTTTGGCTTTACCACCTTTGGCTTTAGAGACGGGCTAGATAAGCTCTTAGCAACAGGATTGCCGCCCTTCTTCATAGCAATGGGTTTTTTGCGCTGACCGCACATCATTTTTGCCGCTCGCATGACACCTCTCCTTGACAACAATCATCTATAACTTGGTCACATTCCAAACACTGCTCATGACCATGGACATATACAGTTCTTAGCCTTGTCCCACACCTTGGGCATCTAGGCCTTGCGATTAACTTTTCCTGCGGTCTTTGTTCTTTTGTAAGACCTGTTTTTTGAAGCGGAGACAACTTTAAGATTCGACTTTCTATTATCTTTTGGATTCCCATTTTTATGGGCAACGTCTTTTCCGTCACCCTTTTTAACTTTGCCTGCCGCTGTCATTGTTCTTCTGGCGGCATTTCTACTGGCGCGCTTCTTCTTTTGTTCAGTCTTTGACTGATAGTTTTTGTACTCACCTTTGTAATTGCGTCTCATTTGTGGACCTTTTGAACAGGGAATACAGCTTTCATGCTGGCCCCCTTATGAGGCTTAAAGCCCCCACTTGGGTTTTTCATTAACTTGTATTTGCCAGAAGACTTCATCCAGTGAAATCCTTTAGGGGCTGTCACTGACTTCTTTTCCATTAGCAGACTCTGCCTTTTGTCTTCCCTTTCGTAGCAACGCCATCAATTGGACGCTTTCGCTTCATAGCGCCGCCACCATACATAGCCGCCATTGGTTGCATTCCTTGAGCCTTCATTGACTCAGAGCCGGGCTGTGCGGCTTGAGCCATAGCTCCAGCTACAGCCTTTTTCTTTTTGCGCTGTTCATCACTAATCAATCGACCAAGCGGGCTTACGTTGCGAAGACCCTTACCGAGCGCCCTTCCCATCATGCCTTTACCAGTAAGCGCTCCAGCTAGTGGACTAACGTCCCCGCCAACAAGCATCTTTTTAGCTTTTTTATTTTTACCATATGCCATTTGCTTCTCCATATTGGCTCTTGAAATTGTCATTTCATCCAGCCCATTGCTAGGTTTGCGACAACGCCTACAGCACCGCCAATCGCCACGATTACCCAAAAAGCACCTTTCCACCTGTTGGCCTGCGCCTTTAGGTCAGAAACCTCTTCGTGTACATGACGAACCTCTGATGAGAGGGTTTTTATGCGCTCTTCTAGTCGAGCTAAAGTTACTTCTACAGGCTCACCCAAAGCTACCTCCCTGTCATTACTAACAGCTTCTTTAATGGAATGGTAAACTCGCTACCTTCATTCAGCTTAGACGCCATTAGCATTTCCACCGTTTTCTTGCCTGCCGCAAACGGCTATTAGGGTTCTTAGCCGCTTTAGGAAACTTTTTCATTTGACCAGCAGAGCGCGCGCAGAAGGACTTTCGCCTCTTAGCGGCGGCGCTACCCTTCTTTACAGTTCCTGTAACGGCTGTTTTTAGCTTGCTACCGGGGTTTGCCTTACGGTATGCGGCAACACCTTTTTTGGTCATTCCCGCGCCCTTTTTAGTGGCACGAAAATTACCTGACTTCACGGACGTTTTTATAGGCGTCTCTTTTTTTCGCGGCATTTCACCCTCCTATTTGAAGAAGAATGTGGCGCTAGCTATGTTGGTATATGTCGCGTGAATATCAGTCTCAAACAGAATACCCTCATCAGGGATATGAAGGTCGCCTGTTGAGTTGGCGTGAAAGTCCAAAGTCAAAAGAATGGCGCCAGCGGCACCCCCGTCTCTAAGGACTAATTTTCCTGTAGCCCCGGCTGAATGATAATGAACACCAGCCAAACGTCTTCGACCACCCGCAACTGTGCCAGTAGCTGTTACATAACTTGAATTTACATCAGAACCTGACATCGAAGCCCCCTATTAAGCTGTGGCTACTGCACCAGTGTCTACGCGGATGTAATTAGTGCCGTCAGAAAACACAAGATTGCCAGTACCATTACCAGCGCCTTCAGCCGCCTTACGGGCGTCAGAGCAGAAGATAATACGGCCTGTTGTGGTTGATGCGGCGGGAAGGTCGGCAAATGCAATGCCAGTAGATTGGAATCCATTAGTAGAAATAATTGGACCCGAAAAAGTAGTATTAGCCATGAGGAACTCCTTGTCGTGGCAAATGTCAGCCACACTATGCGGCTGTCAAGGTTCTATTACATTATACAAAAAGAAAGGGCGACCCGGAAGCCGCCCTCGCTAAAAGTTTGTACCCTAGTACGATTTACGCGCCCGGTGAGCCGTAAACGCCAAGTGGGTCTGAAACACCGAAGCTATAACGCTCACGGGCTTTGTAGCGAACATTGCCTGTGTCGAAGTCGCCATCCATAGATGTAGACATCGCTGTACGGACAAAGTGCTTCATGCCGTTTGGAACATCGGTTGTCAGGAAGAATGCATCGTTGTCAGTCAAGTAGTGATTGACACGATATCCCTGTGCGATTGAACCATTTGAGCGCAATGCATTGATGTCGTTATCGGCTGTG